CAACGAAGATGCCTATGCGTAGAGTTGTTTTTGAACCTGCAGGCTCTAGCAAAGTATGGGCCACATGGGCTGCTGACCATATTGAAAAAGGCGCTAGGTAGAGTTTTTTATGACTATAGACTTAATGCATGGGCCGCACTTCGCCAAGTCCTATGTCAATACTTATCTTTCGGGGGATATCCCTGCACGTCTCGTTGATTATCGCAATGGTTGGGGTGTTGATGACATAACCCTTCCTACTCCTGTTTCTTACTTTGGCTATGAACCTTTAGCAATGGACGATTGGCCAACAATTATTACTGTAGTAATTTCAACTACTGGTTTCGAACGTATCGGCTGGGATAGAATTCACCCCATATATAGAGTTTCTTATAATATGAGAACATATACCTGGACAAGAACAGAAGGACCCGAAGAGGCTACAATAATGAGAGATAGGCTAGCAACAGTTGTTCGTTCTGCATTGATGGACCATCCTGCTTTGGATGCTATTGATACGCGACAAACATTCCGTGTTGTCATTGATGAAGGTTCTATTCGGGAAGAATATTCCGACCTGACCCTCCTCAAGGGAGATAGGGTTCTGGCTGGGTCATATATTTCATACGATTTACATATAGATGAAATCATCATGAGAGAGCCCAAGGGCACTGTCTCTGAAATTGATTTCGAGGCACAGTCAGTCGGCCCTCTTGAAGATTTGCCATTTCAAACATAAATGAAGATTAAACTAATAAGTCATTTCTCTGTTTGTAGTAAGAAAGTTTAGGTATAATAATCTTATGGAAAAAAAATATTTTATCGAAAATCCACACATTCAAGATTTTGAATCTTACGTTGATGATGGATACTTCATTGTCCTAAACAACAAAAAAACAATTTTGAGACTTCCCCCCGATGGTTATACCATTCTCCCATTTGGATATGGGGCAATTAGTGAAATTGGCCAAGAAGTGGCAAAACTGGTTGAAAGTGGCACGGTTTCCATCGTTTCACAACCTTCAATTCCGCAAAAATTCGAAGACAGCAAAAAGTCAAACAAAAAGTCTGCAAAAATTGAAGAAAAAGAAACAATGACAGAAGAACAACCAGCAGAGGAAATAGCGGTTGTCCAGGTCGAAGAAGAAGTTCTCACTACTTCTGAAGAAAATAAAATAGTCGAAACTGTACAAGACGAAGCAACAAACATCGTCTCAGAACCATAAAATTCTGATAGTCTATAATACAGTTCCGCTACGTTTAAAGCAGTTTGGATACAATATGGTTATCGAAAAATTCGATTTCCTTTAGATGAATAGGAAGGTCCTATGCCTGGTGTACAGATTTCAACAGCGGTGCGAACCGGCCCCACATCAACTACGGTTCGCGAATCTTCGCAGGCGTTCTTCGTTGGGATAGCGCAACGTGGACCGACAGATACCGCCGTCAAGGTTAATTCAATGGAAGAATATCGATTAGTCTATGGCGACTATGTTGCTAATGCCTATTTGTATTCAACGGTGGAATCTTTCTTCGAAGAGGGTGGCTCGCAGTGTTATATTGCTCGTGCTATTCATCCCGATGCGACTACTGGCTCAAAAGTTCTTTCGGATACATCACCATATGGTGCCATCGTCCTGACCGCTATTGGTGATGGTGCATGGAGCGCCAACCTCGACGTGAAAGTCGTCGCTGGTTCTATCGCCAACTCTGTCATAGTCCAACTCATCTATGAAGATGTTTTAATTTTCACTAGTGGTAACTGCACCACCAATGCGCAAATCATTGGAAAAATCAATAGCAGCCTCATTGCTAGCAAATATGTAGTCGCCTCGGCAGGAAATGCTCTCGCTGGTCTTATCACCACCAGTGCTCAAGCCGCCTTCACTGGAGGCGCAAATGGTACAACGCCAACTGAAGCCAACCACGAAACAGCCCTAGATTTGTTCCTGGACTCGTACGGCTCTGGCGCTGTTGCATGCCCAGAACACACAGGAACAGCATCAAGCGTTGGTACCGTACCTACAGCACTCATCACTCATGCAAATGCCAACAATCGTATCGCCATCCTTCACACCGATGATGGTCAAACAGCAGCACAAGCACAAGATGCAGCAGAATACATTACTGGTAGCGTTGCAGACAACTTGGAACACGTAGCAATCTACTACCCGTGGATTTATGTACCATCAGGGACGCCGGGTGTTAACCGTCTTATCCCACCGGACGGATATGCTGCCGGAGCCCGTGCTCGTGCCCATAACAATATTGGCCAACATCAGCCTGGTGCGGGTATTGTCTCTGTTGCACGCTACATTAATGGTGTGGAAGCAGAAATTGGAAAGACTAGTGCAGACACCCTTGATGAAGCAAAAGTTAACGTCATTCGTTTCATTAATAACAGTATCCGCATCTACGGTGCACGTTCATTGTCAGACGATACCGATAACTTCCGTTACATTACAGCGCAAGATGTTGTCAACCATGTGGTCGTTGAAGCAGAACGAGCCCTTGAGGACATCCTGTTTAGCGTCATTGATGGCCGTGGCCGTATCTTCGCTGAAGTTGAGGCACGACTCATCGGTATTCTTGAACCACTCCGTCTCAACGGCGCCCTTTATGAGGCTTTTGACCAGTTGGGCAATCGTGTCGACTATGGCTACACCGTCAAGTGTAATGCATCGTTGAATCCGATAGCAAATCTAACCAACGGTACCATTACTGCACGTGTTGGACTTCGTGTCTCGGGCGTTGGAGACAGTATCGAAGTAAGTATTGTAAAATCCAACCTTACCACTTCAGTAGTTTGATAGGAGCATAATATGGCAAAGAAAGTATCTCAGAGACAGATTCAGGCAGAAATTAAACCGGTCAATCCCACAAACCCGTCATTTACTTCCTTTATCTTCCCACAAATTTCTGGTGGCGAAATCACCGCTTCCGTCGAGAAGATTTACGAGGGTGGGTCAAAGTCACCAACCGTTCTATGTGCACCTTTTGAAATTGGTGACATCACGTTGACTGCCCACTATGATGATGGACTCACGGAAACGGCATCCCTTGCTAAGAAGTTGCAGACTATGCGAACTCTCGTAGGACGTGGCTATTACGATATTAACGTCAAGGTTTATGACTGTGATATTGGAGTTCCGGGGACTGACCGAGTGTACAAGAACTCTCTTCTTGTTGGTTTAACTGAACCTGACGGTGACTCATCGTCTGGCGCTCCAGCAACTTTTGCTTTCACTTTTGCAATTCAAAGCGTTTCGCCGGATGCAAGCGGCACCTCAACTGTTGGTGCATAATAAATAAATTTTCTTTAAAAGTTACATTTTGACTGTTGCGCCTATGCTAGTTTGCATCTTATGACAGAACAACTTTATTCAGAAGATACACCAGACCCGAAGAAATCCTCATTGAAGGGTACGGCAAAAGAACTCACTGTTCTTGACCGACTTCGAGAGACGATTACGAAGAAGATTGAACGCCCTGTTGTGCGTTTGGCTGTTCCTGAGCGTCCTGGTGTAAGTTTGCGTATTAGCCCAAATATTACTCAGCAGCAAATGCGTTCTTGGCGACGCAACTCTGGTGAAGACACCAAGGCTGGCATGGATGCTACGAAGTTTGCTGCTTATGTAGTTGGCCATACAACTGTTGGTATTCTTTTCAACGAAGAAGAAGTGTACGACGAAGCCGGACATGGCTTGAACTTTGCTTCAGATGTCATCTTGGACATGACTGATAGTGTTCGCCCTGTACCTGATGCTGTTATTGCACTCTTCGGTATTGAGCCCCATGTTGAGGCTGCCGCTTTGTCTATTCTTGACGCCGCAGGATACTCTGATTCGGTCGATACAGAGGACCCTACGAAGGAGTCGTAGACGACCTCGTTGACGACTCTTACGTTATTTCTGCTGCCAGATTAGCGGAACTATGGCATGTGAATCCTCTTGAACTTTTGAATGTTACCGATGCTGAATGGTCTATACTTATAGCAAGTGCTAGAGTAATAGCGCAAGACCGAGAAGAGCAGGACCGTAAAGCCAAAAGAGGTAAGTAGACCTTTCTTTTGTTTTACTAGGAGTCAGTATGGCAGCAGAGGCAAAACTTAGTGTCG